GTCGTAGCGGCTTATGCCCGCTGGCGGGACGGAGAGGCTCTGCGGGACGATAAGCGTAGGGGCTTTGAGTATTCGGGTATCGTCTTTGAAGAGTACCCAGGCAGCGTAGGTACGACCGCCTTTATTCCTTTGGTCGCAGACGACCATCCTGGCAATGCGTTTTTCTTCCCTGTCGGGGTGCCTGGACTATTCCAGACGTATTTCGCACCTGCGGATTATATCGAGGCTGCCAATACTGTTGGTCTGGAAATGTACGCCAAGCAAGAGCGGATGGCAATGGACAAGGGTATTATGATTGAAACCCAATCGAACCCGTTGTGTATCTGTATGCTCCCGATGACCCTTGTAAGGGGCGGTATCGCTTCCTAATATGAGCGGTTTTACAATACAAGCGAATAGCACTGTCATTACCGCCACCGGCACTACGAACCGGTTGCAGGTGTATAATTGTCTTGTCAACGTGGTGCGGGTGGCCAGGACGAATACGGCTGCTGGGCTTACCGAAGTACCCACGAATATCGTTACGAATATGCTTTGCCGGATTCGCTGGCGTTCGGGCAGTGAACGGATACTGTTTGATAAGACGACATACTTTCGTGATGCCACGCTGCACTGTCGAGTACCCGCCGGTGTTACTATTACGAACAAAGACCGGATAAACTACAAGGGCGAGTTATTCGAGATAATTGACATACAGGATTTTCGCAATCTTGGCAGGCTATTGAGCATTGAGCTAAAAAGAATAAAATGATAACGCACGATAATACGCAGGGATTACTACGGGCGATTGACGACAAGGTTGAGAAATCCCTGGTAGAAGTGGCCGAATTGGTTAAGGATGCGGCTGTTGCAGGGGCACCGGAGAAGACCGGCGACTTGAAACGGGGCATACGCGCAGAGGTTGGAAAAAACAAGGTTACTGTCGGAAGTACGGTGCCTTACGGTGCGATACAGGAAGTAAAACAGCCGCACCTTCGTCCGGCCTTGCACGGAAAGCTGCTTGCCATCAGACGTATATTTAGGAAGACTTGATATGCTTGTGAATCCAAATAGAAGACCACGAGTAACAGAGCCGTTTTCGACAGTAGGCGCTACTTACGATGTCGATGTTACGGGCTTGGATACTCTGCTTATAGATTGTTCGAGCAATGACGTTACAATCGGCGGTCTGGCGGGCGGTATCCACGGCCAGGTTTTGCATATAGTAAGGGGCTGTAACGCTGGGTTTTCGGCTACATTGAACCACGACCACGCAAGCGCTACGCAGAAACTCTATTTGCACAAGGCCGCTGACGAAAGTTTATCTACCGAATACGGCGGCTGGACTTTCATTTGTGTCAACGGTACGCACTGGGTCGATACGAGTCACGCGAAGCACGTATAAGGAATAAATTATGGCTGACGAAATCCACGTAGCCTGGCTGACAGGCAAAACTTTAACGGCCAATGTTTTTAAGCCGGACGGAACGGATAGAGAAACGGGTATTAGTCTGACAGAAAACGCAACCGGCACTTTGTATCTGGGCGATTGTGCAACGATTCAGGTTGGTGATATAATTGTTATCTACGAAGCCGGTGTCGTACTTGGCTCTATCGAATACGAACCTATTATTATCGAGAGCGGAATCACGCGGGACGAAGTAATGAGATTGATACTTGCCGTATTGACCGGTTTATCGTCCGGCGGTGGAACAAAGACAATTACTTTCAGGGACGTTGGGGATACTAAAGACAGGCTCGTAGTAACGGTGGATACAGACGGGAACAGGACAGTAATTGTAACGAGGGACGGCAGCTAATGTTATTTCCAAGATATTACTGGCCGGTAGGTATTTATACGGTAGTAACGGATGCTTTATTTTCCGCTATTTATGCCCGTTACCTGACAACGCCGTTGGCCGATAAGATTACGGCCTTATACAATACACAGGCGGCAGAAAGCGCCATTGAGCCGTATGGGGTCTTCTCGTTGCCCAGCAACGTGCCAGACGGTACTTTTACGGAAGATTACGAAGACTACCTAATCCAATTTGTGCTTTACAGTAAAGAGACATTATCGACAGAAATACTCGATGCTTTCGGCGCATTGAAAGCGGCTTACGATAAGCACGATTTGGTTATTAGCGAAGCCGAAACAATTAGCTTGGAAAGAGAACCCGCCAATCTCCTTCGTGTAGAAGAGAAGTGGCGTTACGCAATAACTTACAGATTACTTATTCAGAAAGGATAACATTATGGCTCCAAAGGCTGGATACAAAGGTGCAGTGTATATTGGTGCGGTGAAAATAGGTGGGAGTACCACCTGGTCGTACACTGGCGAGACCCGCAAGATGCAGGATATTGACGAGTTTACAGAAGAGAACGTGGTGCAGCTACCGTTACAGATTGTCGGCGGGGACATTACCATTACGGGTAATTACCTGTTGGACACTGACGAGGGTCAGAAGTTGCTCAAGACCAAGTTCGATGGCGCAACACCGATAACCGACTTGAAGCTGTACACTGACAAGATTCTTGGCACTATCTATTTAACACCAAAGGCTGGTTCGCACTGTATCGTTACCAACGTCCAGAACGTTGGGGACGACCGTTCGGGGGTAGGCACGTTTTCTTGTACGCTCCACGTCAACGGTACACTGGAACAGCAAGGCAGTACAACGGCGGTGTCGTTGGATACTATCGGGATACACGCCTTGACCGCTACGTCAGCCAATTTCGTCGGTAGGGTATTAAGTGCTGGCGGTATGGGCGATATTACCTGTTACTTCGAGTACGGCACCGATATTACTTACGGTACCGATACTTCTGCCGCCCCTGATGTTCTGGACGCTGCGGATATTGCTGCTGGCGGTATATTCGAGGGTATATCCGGTCTATTGGTTACTGCAACGACCTATCACTGGCGGTTGCACGTAACGCATACTGGCGGTGCCGTCCACGTGGTCGGAAAAGACCAGACGTTCACGACCGACTAAGAAAAACTGAATAGAATACTTGGAGATTGTAAAATGTTAGAGCTAAACTCCGATAACAAGGGGACGTGGTTTTACTTCGACCCTGACAATCCGGACGCCGGTGGGGTATGCCTGCGGGAATTGACGCCGGAAGAGAACCTGCGCATTGAAAAACTCACTGTTACAACCAAAAAGAAATTCAAGCGGGGTGCCTGGATTGAAGACAAGACCACAGACCACAAGCTGGCTGCCAAGTTACGTTGGGGTTTTGTTATCGTTGACTGGAAAAAAGTTTCAATTGACGGCAAGGAAGTAAAGTGTACGCCGGAGAACAAGGATAAGGCAATGAAGATTATCGACTTCGTAAAGATAATTGTCGATAACCTTGAAGACCTGACGGAGACTAACGAGTCGCTGAAAGAGGCGCGAGTAAAAAACTTACCGCCTATATCCGATGGCAAAACAGGCCAAGTAACTGTGAAGACTGCGTGAATTTGCACCTGGGCAATTTACGCGAGCCGCCTTGCGATAAGTGCTATGTAGAGCTCGACCTTGCCAACGTTGAAACGATGCAACTTTACAGGCTCGTTTGCGGCCAGATGCGGGTAGCGCCGTCAGGCAAAGTTATAGGATTAGATTATGATGCGGTATTAAAGACTATTGAGTTATACGCTGACGGAGAAAATGTAAAGAAGCTGTTTGAAGATGTTCGGCTGTGCTATCGGCTCGAACAGGAGTTTACAAAGGAGCAGATATGAGATTGTTGTGCTTGACATTGAAGCTGTTATTTTTAATTACTGTGTGCTGGGGGCTGTATGTTCTGCACGGGTTTATACAGGAATTGATGTTATGAACTTTTTTACCGCAGAAGTAGAAATAGATGTCGATTCGCGGGGCTTGCCTGCACAACTGGCCAGGGTGAAAGCCTTGACGTCACGGGTAGCGATGAGCATACAGGGTGCCTTCAAGAAGATGGCAACGAGGGTAATCAGTAGCGTTAAGCGTATGGTCAAATATGCAGTGGCGGGGTTACTGGCTATCGGTGTAGCGGCTACAAAAATGGCAATGGATGCCCAGGAATCAGAGAACCTATTTGAGGAATCTATGGGCAATATGGCCGCCGCTGCTCGTAAGTGGTCGGTAGAAATGGCGGATGCTCTGTATCTTAATGAATACGAAGTGCGTAAAGTTGTCGCTACTTTCAACGTGATGTTCGATAGTATGGGCTTGGGGGAGCGGGCGGCCTATGATATGGCCAAAGGGCTAACCCAACTATCTTATGATATGGCTTCTTTTTACAATCTCAAGCCTGCCGAAGCCTTCCAGAAATTACAAGCCGGTATCACTGGGGAAGCGGAGCCGCTCAAGAGGCTGGGTATTCTTATCAACGAAACGACCGTCAAGCAGTATGCTATGAACGAGAGTATATGGGACGGTGTCGGGAAAATGACGGAAATGGAGAAGGTTCAGGCTCGTTATGGACTTATCTTGCAGCAGACAAAAAAGGCACAGGGCGATATGGAGCGGACGTTGGATAGCTCAACGAATGTCTTCCGGTCGTTATGGTCTTTGATAAAAGAAACCGGAATAGGAATCGGTAACATATTTATTCCAGCGGTGACGGATGCGGGGATAGTTTTGCGGGACTGGCTTTCTGAATCCCAGCAGAGAATAATCGAGGGCGTCATAAGGGGTATAGAGAGAATGGTTTTGGCCGTACGCTATTTTACCAGCGAAGTGCGATTACTCCCTGCTTATTGGAAGTCGATTCAGATTGAAGTTACGAAAGTTGCCATTGCTATTTGGAAAACGGCAGATGCAATGACTAATTTGGACGAGGTATTTGCCTGGATACGCGGGGACACTGAGACTTACAAAAATATAATAATGGGGCTTGAAAGTGAGATTAAAGAATACGAGCGGGAAATACAGGACTTGGCTCAGACTTATGCCGAATCGGACGTGGTCGTCAATAAGTTTTTCGATTCACTTATCGCCGGACTAAGAAGGGTAGAAAAGGAACCGGACTTTATAACCACCTTCCCTGCAATCGTCAGGTTCGAGGACGTGCCTTCCTGGGAAGAAATAATAGAGGGTATGCAGGATACGCCGGAAGCGCTCGAAGAGATTGTCGATAAAATGAAAGTTGTACGGGAAGAGACATATAAAATTCTTTACGGCTTCGAGGCCATCGGCAGTTCTGTTAAGCGGTGGATGCAATGGGCTGGCAACTGGGGTCAGAGATTAGGAAATATATTTACGCGAGCGTTTGAAGATATGGCTGACGGGCTTTCAGATGCCTTGATGGGAATGGCAATGGATTGGAAAGCCTTTGGCCGTATGTTCATCAAGCAGCTTTTGCAGATGATTATTCAATTACAGATAGCTTTTGCGCTCCAGACAGCAATGGGTTTTATGGGTGGATTTGGTGGTGGTTCAGCACCTACACAGGCCACAGGCATAAATCCAACAGCTTCTCCAGTAAGTTTACAGCACGGTGGGGAAGTTACGCGGACAGGCTGGGCGAAAGTACACGAGGGCGAACGGTACTCCGGTGTAGATAACGAGCAGGGCTTCGGTAATACCATTGTCAATATCAGTGATTTTGCCGGTCTGGACGTTGAGGTTAATGAGTATAAAGATTCTGACCAGCGAATTATTGACGTATCATTGAAAGCCGCCGCCGGTAATGGTACATATAGAAGGGTACACAGGATAAGTTAATGGCACAATTTCCAACTACATTATCGAGGTCGCCTGGTAGTAAGGGTTACGCAGAGGAGTTAAGTAAAGATGCTGTGCAGATAGGACGTAAGGCAAGCGGGCTGCCTGTACTTAATAAACTATTTACGTTTGCGGGCAAGACCTGGAAATTCACTTTATATCTTGTGGTACAGGCAGACAAGGAAACCGTCCTTACGTTTTACGAGGATAATAAAGACGTGCCGTTCGATTGGGCGAATGAGCAAGAGGGTGGAACAGTTTATGAAGTTATTTGTCTTAATCCGCCGAAATGTACTTTGGATAAGTTGAAAAACAGATGGCGGATACAGTTTGTGTTCGCACAATATAGTCCACTTTAATAAGGAGTTTTATTATGGGAAGTTTCGGCAATTTCTTTGAACTACAATGCCTGAATCTTTTGTTTGCAAGCAATGTTTACATCGGCCTAAAGACCGCAGACCCGACAGACGACAATTCCGGCGGAACAGAGCCTACGATAAATACTGGCGGATATACCCGTATTTTATCAATCCCTGGCGACTGGGAAGAGGCCGCCGCTGGGGCTATTCAGAATGATGAGATTCAGGAGTTTCCCGATTCGACAGCGGCCTGGTCAACGGGTGCAACACCATTGACACACGTTATAATTATGGATGCAGCCGCCGATGGTAATATGCTGGCACACTGT